GGGCGTCCCAGTCAATTAGTGTCGGTGTCATGCTCTCCAGTGCGACCAATTGGTCGCGTTAATGCCGCTTAACGCAATATGGATTTCTCAAGCAATACCCACTCGTTGTTAACAAAGGCGACGTTCCATTCGTTGTACAGCCAAAGGATTGCCTTGTTAATGTCTTTGCGTGGGTGAACTGTTTGCCACAGCGCAACAAGTTCGGCGACCCAATGCGGCATTGTCTTGTGCTGTTCGAGCAAAATAACCCCAAGTGGATTCATTACTCCATAGCCTTCTAATGGGCTGCCGTATGCATTGCAGTGCTTGGGGCGGGCGATTTCGCCGGGCATTACCTTTGGTTGGCTCTCCATGTTTTGTTAATCTCCCTTTTCGTAAGTAGCTTGCTTTGCTTCCCAGTCAGATCGGCTTATACCGTTGTGATAGCGATACCCGCCATCCTCGCAAATCCAATCCCAAAACTTCTCTACGCCAAACTGATTCACTGCGGTTTCAATGAATGCCAGCACTGTGCCGTTGTTTCGGGCTTCGTGCATCCCGCTACTCGTAAACCCTGTTTCGCCGTGCAGTTGAGCAAGGATGCCGCGAATGTCAAAGTCATATTCGGCATTGCCTCGCTTGGCATCAAACCACCAAACAAGGAAGCCATCGTCCCCACGGCGATGTCGGATTTCTACGCCTGCAATTGTCCCTACCAATGCTTTGCGTCTAGCCATGTTGCGTTAATCTCCGTTAACAGAAGCGCTTTGCGGCGCGGCCAACTGCGCAAAGCCGCGCTCTTTCCCTTCCGGCATCTCATATGCCACTTCAAACAATCCCAGCTTCCCCTTCATCACCAGCATCGGCAGCTCGCGCGGCTTGGCCAACTCAAACCCGAAGCGACCCACAAACCATGGCGATGGCGACTGGTCCACACAGCCGATCATGTCGACGACACCGATAATTGCGCCGTAGGGCACTTGGCTGGGCCTGAGCGTGAACTCAAGGCCAATGCGCCGGCACAACTCAATCGCTGGCCACCACTCGGCGGCACGCTTGGTGCTCGATGCGTGGATGAGCAAGGGGCCGCGATAGGACGATGCCCAGTTGCGGTTTTCGATGTCCTTGCCGTGGTGGATGATGAGACTCGCCCATGGTTGGCGAATGGAGATGCATTTCATTGGGCGCTGGTCTCCTTCCCCTCAGTAGTTGCCTCTTTGCCGAACTTCTCCTCGTGCAATTTCTTAGAGACTTCATATGCGCCAGATGGATATGCATTCATAACTTCACGTATTTCCCTTTCTACTCTCGGGCTTACCTCGTGCCCAGCTCTAGCCCTGCTAAACAGAGATTCGCTGAAGCTAAAAAATACCCTTACATCTGTCGATGTCATTCCGTTTGCACTAAGCCACATATCTATTGCGTCGCTTAGTGGAATTGGTATGCACTCCCGTGTAAAGAACTCATGAGGAGATAGCTCGACCATGATGGAACCGATGCGAGACGTGCCAATAACTCTCATGTATCACTTCCCCGCCGCGGCCACGCGCCCATCTCGACGCTGCTCGCGGTCCTCAATCATGTTTTGCACATAGCGCGATCCGGCACCAGTCAACACACGCCCACCCTGCACGATGTTGATGTAGCCCAGCTTCAGCAGCCATGCCTCGATCTCATCGATGACCTCGGATCGCTCAAGGTCATACAGCGTGGCGATCACCGTATTCAGCCCAAGCGGCTTGCCACCAGTGCTGGTCGTGGCCTTGTTGGTGTAGAGCACCTCCATGTAGCGCTCATCGTTTAACGATAGGCCATTGGTGCTGGTGATGCCGCGCTCCTTGGCGATGCGCTTGACGCAGGCCTCAAGATTGCCGTCCCCACTCCACCCCGACTCGTCGAAGGCGTCGCGCAGATACATGAGCGCTTGCCGCGGGATGGCCCGGCTCACACCCCCGATGAGCGTGGCCACATCCTGCCCAACCATTGGCGCTGCGCGCAGGACCATCTCGGCCACCTCACTGACCGAGTAGCTCTGCAGGCGGATCTCGGTGCACCGCGATCTAAATGCGTCACCGAGCTCAGTCACGTGGGTGGTAGCCAGCACCATGCACAGAGAGTGCGTGAGCATCACGCGCTTGCCTTCTGGGTGGTTGATCACAACGCGGCGCTGCTTTGGCTCGAGGGCGGCCAGCAATGCATTCTGGAGGTCCTCAGAGACCTGCTGCGCCTCGTCGATGAACATCATGATGGATGGCACGGCGAAGACCGGAAGGCCGCCTTTGTCATTGCCTTGGCGGCTGAAGGCCATGTCGGATGCGTTGGCCGCGGTCTCCAGCATGGCGAACATTTGCTCGCGGGTCTTGATGGTCTTGCCGTCGATCTCGACGAATGGGAAACCGAGCACTGAGGCCATGCGGCTGGCCAAGGTGGTCTTGCCGGTGCTCGGTGGACCGGCCAGGAGGATGGTCTCGCCGAGAGTCGGCGGGGTCTGAGCCAGGGCCGTGGCGAGCTTGCGCTTCAGCATATTGATGGCCAACCCCTGCCCTACTAGGTCGGCGAAGGCCTCATTGACCTTGCGCCGGATGTCGTCGGTGATAGTTACGAACATAGTTATGTGAAAGATTTGGGATAAATTTGGGTGAACTCGGAGTTGACTCCGGGTACCCTCGGGGTACTCCGAGTTCACCCCTTCTCTTTCTTTACAGCTTTACGGCTTTACAGCTTTACAACTATCTTTACCTGTAAAGCTGTTTGGCCGTTTTTTAGCCTCGTATAGTGGCGGCGGGTGAGGGCGATTTATCCCCCAACTCCTCGCACTCCCCTGTCGTCTGATTCACCCAGCGCCATGCGCAGGTCGGCCCCTCCCCCCTCTTGGTGGCGAGTGGCCACCCACCCTTGCCCCGCTCAGCGGCCAAGCGCTGCATGGCGGCGGTGATGTCGCTGGTGCCGGTGATAAGACGACCGGGTCCGGCTGGGCCGAGCGCACGCAAGATGTTGGCAGTGGTTGGGTCGTAATAACGCACCCGCGCAAAGATCATCTGGGCCAGCTCATTGATGCGGTCTTGGGTGTTTGCCCATGCCGCGCTCTTGGCTGTTGCCTTGCGTTCTTTGGTCACCCATTTCGGCTCGACGAGCACCGGGTCAGACTCGGTGGGCAATGATTCATAGTGCTCGGGCAACGCTTCACCGTCGCCGGCGGGCAGCAGCGGCCGCCATTGCGGCTGCGCGAGCTGAGCTGGGGCTTGGTTGCCCGATTGGCCAACCCCAAAGAGATCTCGATTGGTTGCGCCTTTGCCCGCGCTATTGATGACCATTGGCTTCGGCGGCATGATGTTGGCGACTGGGGTCTGCGGTTTTGGCGGTGCGAGCAAGGCCGCGCGGCTCAGGTTGACCTCGGCACGACTGGTGACCTCGTCGTAGTCGCCGCTGGCCTTCAGATGCCGCTCGTTGCGCGAGATCGCCTGATCCTTATCAATCAGTGCCAGAGCAAAGCCAGTGACCACGCCGGCAAACAGCGCAGCCAATAGCCAAGGGATTGCGTGCGCCATGTCTTCTGCCGCAAGCCCCCATGACAAGAATAGGCAGCATGCGCCAAAGCCAACGATGCCAATGCCGATGGATGACCAAGCGGCTTGAATTGGGGATACATGGTTGTTTTTGTTTTCCATTTATCGTCTTGGCCTATTGGGCAAAATGAAGACCTGCGGGCGAAACAGTAACGCCCACAGGGCAAACCCGACTGCAAGGATCACGAATCCGGCAATGACATAGATCGCCGTGCGATCTTCATGCTGCTCTGCCTTGGTTGGTGTAGGCGTCGGTCCAAACACTCGATTCACCGCAGTGGCAATGTAGTTCACTACGGTTGGGACTGGTGTCGATGTCATCGTTGGCTGCGCTGTCGGTGTGCTCGTTGGAATTGGTGACGGTGTCTCTGTTGGTGTCACAGTTGGCACCGGTGTGCGCGTCGGCACTGGTGTGGCTGTCGGCGCATCAATCCGCCTGCGCAGCTCATCGGCACGTGCTTGGGCCTTTGCTACCTCGGCAGTGGCCGCGAGCTCGCCGGGCGTGTATGTCTGTGCACACACCTGCCCGGCAAACGCCACACACACGGTCAAGGAACACACCACAGCGCTGAATCTCATAGTGAAGCCTTTACTCGCGCGGACCCGGCAACCGCAATGCATCGCGGCGTTGGTTGTGCTCGTACCACTGACGGCCCAGATCATCATAGAAGATGCCTGGGCCAATCTGGGGCTGCTGAAACCGCGAGCTGATCTGTGCCATCGCAACCAGATACGAATTGCGCATGCTGTAGGCGATAAGCCCAAACACGCCCAAGGCTAAGCCTAGCACCACGGCCACTACCCCAACCACCGCCACAATGGCGGCCAGATCACCTCTGCCGGCGTTATTGGCCACCTGCAGGGCCGTATTGGCGATATTCAGCGCGGTGCTCGCTTTGTCGTCGGCGCGATCGGCAACGATGCGCGCCTGCGAGGCCTCAGCCATTGCCGCGCTCGACTGCACCGCTGCTGAGTTGGCCGTCTCGGCAGCCGCGGCCACCTTGCTGCCGGTATCTGAGAATGTGACGATGCTGACAATGATTGCCAGCAGTGCCACAGCGGCGGTGATCCAACCAAGAATGCTTTTCATCAAACCTCCTATTCATCTAGGGCATCAAACCCTGTGCTCAAATTCACTTTGCTGCGGCTGACTGTTGGCTGTGCCGCTGGCATTGTCGGCGTGGCTGCGACTGGTGCCGATGGCTGAATCGCCTCATAGTGTGTGTGGGCCTGCTTCCCCCGCTTCCACACTCGCAGTGCCTCAATCACAGTCGCGGCCACCTTGGATGGCTCTATGCCATCGAGAATTGCGATCACATCAGCGTGGTATCGCGGCTTGAGCGTGAGCTTGATGTGCTTCACTTTGGCCATGCACTCACGCCCCTTGTGCGTTATCCCACTTCACCATCCCGCGTACCACGGCTCGCACCGGGTCGTCGGCAATCGTCACGCGATCGCGATTCCGATCGCCGCCAGGGAAGATGCGACGCAGCTCGGGCAAGGCCTTCTGCGCGCCGCCCCCGGCCACAACCACTTGATCCACGCGCTCGCACTCATCGCCGATCACGCGCTTGATCTCGGCCCGGATGCGGCTATGCCAATTGCTCATTGCCGGGGCTAGCACATCATTGGTGATCTTGCCGCGACGCAGATCGGCATCAATGGCGGGGATCGCGCGAACGCCACGATATTTGCTGTCGTTGACCATCGACAGTAAGAAGCGCATACCAATCTTGGCACCGCTGGCCAAGCGCGGCTGGGGTTGGCCATCTTCGAAGCCCATGATCTCAACCGTGTTGCTACCCACCGAGACGGTGACGATCAGGCCATCGCTCTCGCGGCGCTGCTGGCCATCGTTGCCGAGCGTGTGGTCGAAGTAGATTGACTGAGCCTGGCTAAGCGCTTTCACGCCGGTGATGTTGAGCACGCGCTTGACGCGTCCGCTCTCCCACTCATGCTCTTTGATCATCCAAGCCTTCATGTCGGCGATGCGTGCCTTGGCATCGGGCAAGGTCACGAGGCCGAGCGGCAATGCCACGACGACCGAGGCGCGCCCGATCACATTGCCTTGGGTCATCGCCGCGTAGAACAGCGCACGGACCTCCGGGGCGGCATCGGTGATGCGCTCATAGTCGGTCGAATCTTCGAGGTGGCCAGTGTGGTCGGTTGCACCAAGGCCCACGAGGAACTTGCCGAAGCCATTATTGATGGCCATGCACTTCGAAGCGGCCATGCCTAGAAGCGCAAAGTCTGCCTCGCGCGCCGATCGCACCACGTGGCTGACGATCTCGCCGGCAGCGCCCTCATCGGTGGCGTACTTGAATGCGCCGTATCCTGCATCGATATAAACCTTCATCTGATCCTCCGTTTAGAATTCTGGTGGGCACTGGGTGGGAGATCCTCCGTGCCCAGTCCCAACGGCGGCGTGACGACAACACGCCGCCAGCTTCTTACGATTGCGTTGCCGGTGCCGCCGGCTTGGTCGCCTCGCTCTCGGCCTCACTCTCAACCGCCACATCGTCCCAATCCTGCCCATACCACTCCAGCCACATCGTCCGCACATCCTCGATCTTGATGTGGCCCTTGCTGAGCGCGAGTTTGAAGTTGTTCAGTCGGATCGTGTAAAGCTCGGCATCGTGACGGCGGGCCGACACCACTCGGCGCGGGGTCAGCACTTCCTCGCTGGGCAGTGGCAGCGCCGCCAGCGTGCGGTTGTGTTTGGCTTGTTGCTGCTTGGTGGTCATAGGTTCCTGATCGCCTCCACGACCTCTGGCAGCTGATAGCGAAGATGTGCGCCTCTATTGGCATTGACCTCGACGAGCACCTTCTCGGCAGCCAGCCGCTGCAGGTGACGCCGCACGGCGCTGGTGCTCGGGATGCCAGTGATCGCGACAAGCTGCCGGATCGTCGGCATGCAGTAGTTGGCCTTCAGATAATCGTGGATGGCCGACATGATCAGCTCGCGGCGGGTCGTGTCAGGGATGGTGGTGGTCATTCGTTCACCATGTCGAATGGGTCAAACCCAGCATCAATAAACGCCATGTGCTTCTTATCGATCACACGCACGCTCAAGTGCGAGTTGCTGATGTTGATTCCCAGACCAAAGCGAGCAGACCAAGCGCGCATGATGCCGGCAAGGGCATTAAGCTCATCAGGCGACAGATCCTTCCCCATGCCCATCTCCCAGCGCTGCACGGCGTTGACCACAAACGGAAAGCGCTGACGATGCTCGCGCCAGTCGATGAAGGGAATGCCGCCAAAGCGTCTTCCAATGGACTGCACGCGCTGGGCAGTGTCTCTCACCTTCCATCCTACGAGCTTGGCGATATTGGGATATGGCAGCCCTATTCCCCGAGCCAACATCACAAACTCACGCTGGCCCGGCGAGAACTCGGTGAATGCGTTGCTGCCCTTGCCACGATTGAACACAAGATTGGCAGCCAGTACTTCTGAGCGCTTCAAAAACCAGCTTGACCAACCCGGTGTCGAATGCCGCCCACTGATATTGACCACCTGCATGCCAGACAGCTGGTGCATGATCGTAATCTTGCGCAGCACATCTTTTGGCGTTACACCGAAATACTCAGCGGCGCGCTTGGTGGTCCACCACTCATCGCCCCACCGTGCGGCACGCAGCGCGATTAATCGCTTGAGCTTCGGATCGGTGACACGCTCGGGCTTAAACAGAGGCCAGTTGTTTGGGTTGACAGCCCAGCGATACAGAGTGACACGCTCAACGAGCCGAATCTGGCGCGGACCTGGCATGAGTCGACCGGGCAACAGGCCAGTGTCAATCCAGTGACACACCGTATGGACCTCTGCACCAAGCGCACGGCCAACCCCCATGGCGGTAAGGTTCTGAGGGGCTTTGGTTAGCGTTGGCAGTCCAAGACGCTTGCGGCGCACTTTCACGGCGGTGGCTGTACGACCCAGCGCCTCAGCGATTTGCGTATCGTGCAATACGCCACAGTTGTTGCGGATGAACGCGATATCCTCGGCATTCCATTCGGGCGCACGACGCTTGCCAGCCGCACTAAACCCACCCAACGCTGCCACACGCTTTGCGCCGGCTTTACCAGTGCGCTTGGCCACCACTGATGGCTTCACGCCAGATTCAAGATAGCTCTCGGCCAAAAGGTCGTCTAAATCAATGTTGCTCATGATCGGTTTGCCTTCTTTGCCGCCAACAGCGACCGCAGCAGCTCAACGCCTGGGCATGAGGCGCATGCCCCAGCCACTTCACGCACATTGCATTTTTGGCAGATCGAGTCGGCGTTCTGACTGATCAGCAACCATGCCGGCTCGGTATGCCCACCCAGCTGACTCACGCGAGTGTCACAGGTCGAGCACATGTTGCGGGCAGCATCGCGCAGCGCTGCAACATTGGCTGTGCCACTCACTGGCATCGTGACATCGGCCTTCATCTGCGCACGCGATCGCATTGGCCCACCGGGCATACTGTCTTCGAGTGCCTCTATCGTTTTTGAGGGCCGACCACGCTTGCGTGCTGCCACGCTGTTCTGGCCAAGGCGCTGCGCGGCCTTTTTGCAAGCCAGGACAATTGCCCCAATGCTGGCCCGATCCTTGGCTAGACGATTGGCCAACTGAATGCGGATCTCTGCATCAGGCACCGACATCAATGCATCGGCAGATCGCTTATCGCTCGGCAGTTCGCCGGCTGCGATGAGCGCCTGCAACTCATCGTCGAGCTCGAGCAGGCGCAACCGCGACGAGATCCGAATCGGCGCCACACCGCTGCGCCGGGCAACCTCCATGTGAGACAAATGCTCTTGGGTGATAAGCAAGCGATAGTGCAGCGCCTCGCTGATTGGATCAGGGTCTTCACGCAGAAAGTTGACCGTGACCATCGCCAGCATTTGATCGGCGAGATCCGCTGACACAATCTTGCATTCGAGCATCGGGCAGGCCGCGCCGAGAGACTGCGCGGCGCGGTGCCTGCGATTGCCATCGATGACGACATAGACATCGAGCTCGCTGGTCGGCGTCACAATGAGTGGTTGCCATACGCCGCCGTTGCTCTGAATACTGTTGGCCAACTCGCGAATGCCATCAGCTGGGTACACTCGGCGAATGTTCTGCGGATGGGTGCGCAGCTGATGCACGCTCAATCGGCGGAAGTCCTCAGCGATAGCGGGTGAGGGGGAAAGGGTGATGGTCATCTTTGTTGTCTCCTATCAAAATAGGCTCGCCTGTTCAGGCTTGCCATCTTCATCGCTTTGCAGGGCCGCCGGCGGCATGTCATCGGCGGTGATCACCCACTTCACACCATGCCACTGGTTGAGCTCGCCCTCAGCAATCGTCGCGCCCTCGGCCTTGCTACAGCGCAGGCCTGCACCTTTGATGTGCTTCTCAAATGTCGGCGACTCTGCCCCCTGCAATGGGCCATTGGGCCGTAGCGCATACAGTGTGTGCGTCTTGGGACACCACCACAGCTCGGCCCCACCGGAGAGGTGGACGGTGATGTATTCGGCCCCATCGATGATTGCCTTGCGCGCGCCGGCACCATTGCGCACGAGGTCATTGATGCACTGGGCGAGATACCCACCTGCGGCGCTATAGCCATGCTTGGGATTGATATTGTCAAAACGTCGCCAGCTCATCTTGTTGGTGGGCTGGCTGGCGTTGCGTGGGCTGAAGCCGAAGCCGAGATCCTTGGGTGAGCTCATGATCATGCCAGCGCGAACGCTGCCTCCTCTTGGCACTTGCGCAGCAACTCGGCCTCGCATTCGGGGCAGTAGTGCGCAACTGGATAATGGCCTGTGCTGAAATGTGGCGTCGGACTGATGCGGTCAAGCGCGTTATCGTGCAGCCATCCGCCGCCAATCACGCTTTGCGTGAAATACGGGTGAGAGGTGATGCAATACGTGCCAACATCTACGCCAGCGTCGTCATCAGAGACGATCAGTAGCCCGCCAACACGCCCCTGAAACTCAGCAGGGTAGTAATTCATGCACTTGCTACATTCCGTCTCATAAAGCTCGGTGTAACAGTCGCTGCAAATGACCTCGCCTTCTTCAATGCCGGCGTTATCTTCGTGGGTGTAATGAGCATCGCAGAACTCACCTTCCGTTTCTAGCTCATTGCCGCAGTAGTTACATTCACGAATAGCGCTCATGGGTGCACCTCGATGCCGCGTCGCATGTTCAGGGCAAGGCGCAACAAATGCCCAAACAGCTTGGACACTGCTTCTACTCGCGCCATGTCCATGTCTGACCGCTCGCAGGTCTGCGACCACTCTTCACCACCTGCATCGGCAAATGCAGTTGCGCGGTAAACTGCGCGCCCATGCTCGCGATATTGGTCAATGCGCACGCAATCGTCGTAGATTTCATTCCAGTCGATATTGCGCACATCGTCGAGAAATTTCGTTTGCGCCACGATCGTCGACGTTTCGGGCGAGTCGAATGTGATTGGAGGTGTAGTCACGATTGCACCGCCATCGCCGCCTTGATGTCTTCGATCAGCTGGGCATACGCCTCACCGGTGCACCCAGCATCGGCATCGAGCACGCGCTGCAGCAACACGCCACACGCCTTGAGCTTCAGCGCCACTGCATCGCGCTCAATCTGCGCATTGGTGCGCGCTTCGCGCTCAACTTCGTAATCGCGAAATAGATCCATGTATGCACCGGTGTCGGCTCGAATCTGTGCCTTAAGCTGCTTCACCTCGCTAATAAAGGCCGTGATGCGCATTTGCATATTGCGCTGGCCATCAGTCGTGAGGTCGGTCGAATCGACGGTGATATTCACGGCACCGTCACCGGGTTGAGTTGGGGTCATTTATTCCCTCATGAACTCAGTGAGGGCCGATTGCCCTGACTGAGAAATCGCGTTCCACTTGGTGCGAGCTCGGTTGATAAACATGGCCAGCCGCTGCTCGATTGTTTTGTGCTTGTATTTGGCCTCATCCATGCAGCGGGTGTATTCCATGACCAGCCATAAAAGGCCATCTTTCACCCCGCCAAACTTGGTGGCTAACTCGCTTCTGACCGGCTCATTGATTCCGCGCTGCACCAAAAAAGAATGTGTTCGCTTGACCGGATCGGCATCATCCGCGTCGTTTTGCGCGCCATCGGCGCAAGAAAAAGAAGAAGATGATGGTTGTACTGATGGTTCTAAGGATGGTTTGGGTGACATAGCTATGTCACCCCTCCCTGTCGAAAATGTCACCCCTGATGTCTCAGATGTCACCCCTAACGCTATTTGCAGGGGTGACACAGTGTCACCCCTCTTTTTGAATGTGAAAGGAGGCTTGGGCGGATAGACAGTCAAGACCACGCGATACGTCGTTGGTTGGTCATGCGTTGCGTCGCGTGTAATCCTGAGAGCCGTCTTCTTAACCAGCTCCTGCACAATGCGTTTGATATGGCGTTCTGAAATATCGGTCTTCCATGCGATCCGTGCGATTGATGGCCGGGCGTTGTAGCCTTGGTCATCGGCGTGATCGCAGAACACTAACAGCACCTCGCGTTCACTGCGTGGGATCTGCCGAGTCCAGCATTCGGACATCAGGCGGATGCTCATCTAGCGTCCAGCCTCCACGCGAACGGTCTTCACCATTGAGCGCACCCGGCCAACACACTCATACACTGGCTGCGCAGCCGTGGCCCAGTGGTCGCCAGCGCGGAAAGGCTTCAGCCAGTGGTAGAGCGCGAGGATCTCGCAATCGGCCAGCATGTTGAAGCCGTCGACGCCAAACAAGGCCTTGGCGACCGCGTTGACTAGCTTTGGGGCACCTTCGCCACACACAGTGGACAAGGCCCCGTAGACGGCCCGGCGGGTGTCTTGGGTGGCAATGCGATTGATGCGCGCCCAGTGGTTGGCGCTCAGGTCGAGGCCTTCCTTGTAGCAGGCGAAGGCATCTTGTGGAGCTTCGGGTGCCACTGGGGCGGCTTCGAGGATTTGGATGATTTGGGTTGTGCTTTGCATTTAGTAGCGGGCCTCCAATGCGTCGGATGCTGCCAAATATTTCTCGGCAGGTAGTCGATCAACTTCCTCGGCAAATGGGCCGCCGAGATAGCTGATGACAATGTCACGCGCAGCCTCAAATGACCAACACACAACAGCGGAATAGCCTGCCGCTAGCATGTCGCGCCTGAAATTGATCTGCTCGCGTGTCTGTTTATTGCGCCCCGCTTTCATCTCGATCCACAACCCATGCGAGTTGCCGCGTGGCACTGGTAGGAAGAGATCACTCACTCCGGGCTTGACGCCTTCGAGCTGCAACTTCCGGGCCGTGCTCTTCGAGCGCAGCCCCCCGTTGGGGATGGCCATGAGCCATTTGAGTTCAGGGCAACGTGTCTCGTTCTCTTTGGCCCAGGCGATGAGTGAGACCTGCTCGCCGTGCTCAGTGTGGGCGATGCCGGCACCGTGATTGGTGCCGGCCGGGATCTCGTTAGCGATGACTGTGCGGGCGCGCGGCTTACTCTGCCGGCGACCCGCGGTGAGTGCGGATAGTCGAGTGGTCATGGTTGGGATACCTCGTGATAGGTGGTTCCTTGCTCGTCGCGCCAGCAGCTCAGCCCCTGCTCTCGCGCAGCCTTGGGATTTGATGCGCAGGTCTGGGAGCTGCAGCTGGTCAGGGCCAGTGCGATGGCGACCAACAGGCACACGAAGAATGCGAACACGATGCTCATGGCGGCGGAGGTTTGTTTTGGCGTTGGCATCACTGCACCTCCACGGTGGCGACTGGTGCCGGTGCCGGTGGCATCGGTGGCTCGTTGACAAATGGCGTTGCGGTTGGGGTCGGATACGGCATCGAGCTCGAGCACTTGATGCGGCAGTCGCTGCTCACCACTGGCAGGTGGATCATGTTGGCTGCCGCGGTGGCCGGGGCAGCCGCACTCGCGTAGCTGGCAACGCCCAGCACAATCACGATGATGACGGTGAACAAACCTAGCCAGCGCAGGACCTGCACTGCGGCGGTGGTCGCACCTTTGTCGCCACCTTCATTGGTCCCGCGACGAACGTGGTCAGCGCCGCGCTGGGCGTTATCTGGGTCGACGCCGGCCTCGCGCAGGGTCATATACGTCTGGAATTCGTTGAGCACGGCTTGGGGTGTGTCGGTTGTGTTATTGTTGTTTGCAGACATGGTGTTCATCTCACTGTGTCTATTGCGAGCGAGTGATGTATCAGATCACTCGCTCGCGCTTGTTTTCAAGCCGCTGGCGACGACGCGCAGTTGAGGCCGCCAGCGGTGGTGTTTGCTTTGCTTTGCGAATTTGTTTTTTGAACAGGAGCAGTCTGAGGCTCAGCCGCTGCGCTCGGCTGAGATGCGCGCGCCGCACGTCGACCGAAGAGGGCGACATACAGCGTGGCCAATACGCCAAACCGATCGGTACACCATGTGGAAGTGGTGTGGACCGAGGGGATGGGCTTGGCGGAATTGGTTAGATTGGGTGTGCCCGCTGGCGTCGGTGATTGCGGCCCGTTGATCATCTCGGCCAAAGCGGTAGCGAGTTCGTGACTGGCTATGAGCCCGCTCATGCAGTGGCCCCATGCGCCGTAAGCCTTGGTGGTGATGACCAAACGCCAATGGCCTGCGGATCGTTGGCTCTGCACCACGAATGCCCGGAAGGTCACTGTGGTGGGGAGATTGGCGATCGCTACGGCATCATCGCGCAGCACTGCGGCCAAGGCATCGCGGGCGATGTCGTTAAGCAGGCGCGAGGCTGGCAGTCGCCTGGGTGCCGCATTGCGGCGGTCAAGGGCGGTCTCGGTAGCCAAGATGGCGATCTCGCGCTTGTTGCCGGCGGCGTGACGGCCGAGGGGTGATGTTTGTGTCATGATTGGATGGCCTCCTTGGCGGCTTGGGTTGGGGCCGTAGTGCAGCCAGACAACCTTGTTGATGCGGTATTGGTCGGTGCGTAGAAGTCGCCGTTGACCGCAAGCGGGGCCACGGTGCCGCCGGATCGGGTGGCCGATGCGCCATTGCCTGCGGTGGCATAGCTTGTGGCCATCAGCATGCTGGCTGGTCGGCGAGAGTGGCCACCATTGCGGCGGCGTGATGCTCGGCGGCGTTCGCAGCGTTCACAGTGACAGCGCTCGCCCCACTTGCGATTTGGGCACTTGTTCACGCTGCACCTCCAACCAACGATGTGGCGGGCAGGGCATCATTGATGGCATCGAGCAGGCGGCTGAGCGCGCTCATGGTGTTTTCGCCATCGATGAAGGATTGGAGGGTGCCGCGGGCCTGCTCCAGCACCACGGTCTGGCGCTCGTTCTCAAATAGCACATGCGCACCGAAGTCATGGGCACTGGTGGTGCGGCACTGCTCGTTCAGGCTGTTGATCTGGCGCTCGAGCTCGGGCAGGCTGGCCAACCCAGCCTTGAAGTTGGCAAACCAGTTGACCACGTTTAGGCCCAGCTCGCGCACTTGGGCGAGGGTGACCTGAGCGGCTTGCAGCTCGCCGGTGGCCGCCACTTCACGGGTGGCTACGTCGGCGAATATCGAAGCGCCGTCAAGGTCCTCGATTGGGTCGGGGTTGAAGGTGATTTCGTCGGTCTCAATGAGCTGGCCCTCGGCATGGGTGAGGGACTCTTCCCAGTCGGCTGGGACCGGGATTTGGGTGCGCGGAAAGGTCGCGCTGACCGTAGGTGGCTTGCGGAGAACGGTGTCTGATGCAATCTCGTGTAGGGACATTTAGGGTAGCCTCCAGATGGAGAAATTTGGGTCTTGAATAGATCGCAATGAAGTTGCACAAATAGTTCGACATTTGTTTCGAAGCCCCCCGGCTTGTGATATATTCACAGCACTGAGGGCCGATGGGGTTAAACCTGTTGGTTCGAGAGAAAACGTCAGCGGTGTGCTTCCCAAATCACCCACGCTGGCGTTTTTATTTATCCAATAACCGCCTCCATCGATGCCGTGCGCTTCTCGTCAATCAGCTCGCGGATCACATCGCTCTTGCTGACGCCAGATTGCGCGGCGGTTTGCTCTAGCCATTTGATGTAGGAAGCACTTAGGCTTATTCCGGCGTTTTTAGCCTTGCCCCCCTTGGTCTTAAGGCGCTTCACGAACTCAGTTGCATCTTGCATGGCATCTCCAAAATCACATTCAAGTGTGATTTTAGGGCGTTGACAAGAATTTGTCAATATGGAATGTGAAAAGTATCTATGCAATGTGCTTACCTATACTTTGATAGGGTTGTGAATGGGAAGCACACCAAAGACGGTTACTCATTTTGAGGACTGGCTGCGTCGGCAGTTGCTTGAGAAGCACTGGCGCATAGCCGACCTCGCACGCGAAATCGCTCGGCAGGAGGGCATTGCTGAGAGCGACGCCGAGGACTTTCGCCGCCGTGCCAAGTCCATACAGAACAATTTTTCAAATGTGTTCAATGGGCTTAGCAACTTGGGGTTTGAGTATGCGGCCAAAATCGCAGACGCATTGGGGTTGAAACCGGAAGAGGTAATGAAAGAGGCAGGACTAATCCGGCCCAATACGCAAGCCACCGAGTCTGACGCCCGCCGTAAGATCAATCAGCTAATTGAAATGCTAAGTCCGGAAGAGCAAGAGCAAGCCATTAAATTCTTGGAAGAGTTCACTGCGAAGCGCAAGGCCGAAATCAAAGCAGCATCTCAACGAAAGCTTAAGCGCAGCTGATTTATTGCGGCCGCAATAAGTCATCGCAGGTGATGCTCAGTCATCACAAACAACCAAATACATGGGGGGTCACATTTAAGAACACTGGAGGAATGGTATGACAATACCAAATCGAGTTCGTGAGCGTTTGATTCAAGGCCTGAAGCGATATCAACCTGTATTGGCGAGCGCAAAGGCTCGCGATATCAATGAGGCCGACACGGTGACGATCGTCAAGGACCTGCTCGCCGACATCTTTGGATTCGACAAATACGCCGATATCACATCAGAGTATGCAATCCGCGGCACCTATGTGGATTTGGCGATCAAGCTGGATAACACGCTGCACCTCTTGCTCGAAGTTAAGGCCATTGGCCTAGAGCTAAAGGATGCCTTTGTGAAGCAGGCTGTGGATTACGCCGCCAATCAAGGGGTCGAGTGGGTTGTGCTGACCAATGGAGCCGTGTGGCGCATCTATCGGATTTCGTTTAAGCAACCCATCGAACAAGAGCTTGTGGCAAAGGTTGATTTGCTTACTGCCTCGCCGAAGAGCGAGGGCGATTTGGAGACATTGAACCTACTCAGCAAAGAAGGCATCACCAAGTCTTTACTGAATGACTATCACGCCCAGCGCCAGGCGCTTAGTCGTTACTCGGTGGGTGCGCTGCTGATGAGCGATGCCATTGTCGATGTGGTGCGGCGCGAGTTGCGCAAGATGTCGCCGGATGTTCGAATTGATAGTGACCAAATCCGCGAGGTCTTGGGTAATGAAGTCATCAAGCGCGAGGTCTTAGAGGGCGAGCGGGCAGATGATGCCCGGCGCAAGGTGAATCGAAGCGTGGCCAAGGCGCAAAAACGAGTAGCACGAACGGCAAGCACAGACGAGACTCAGCCGAGTGGCGAAGATTCAGCAGAAGATATGGTTGCCGAAGTGGTTCATGAAGCTGCTGCTGACGCATAAAAAACAACAGCATACTAAACACGGGGTCACATATCAGAACATTGGAGGTTTGATCGTGTTAAAGACATTGCTCAAAGTCATCATATTCGGCTGCATCGGACTTACGGCGTTGGGAGTCATTGCTAATTTGATCAACGGCGGCACCGCTTCGAGAGAAACGGCAAAGGCGCCGCAGCGCGCTATTGCCGAAGCGACATCTCAACCCATTGCGGCTGTGCCAGCGGCCACATTTACAGCCAGCGCTCCAGAGGTGACATCCGCCCCGGCATCCGTGTCAGATTTAATCGCCGCCGCGGCAAGTAAGGCCTGCGGGGATCGAGTGATCAAGGTGGAGCACACTGCAACGCAGACATCGATTGACTGCAAACTCGGCGACAATCTCACCGATAACATGATCGTTGGCGGAGCCACGCTCGATCTGTATGAGCTCACGCAGGCGATCATGCCCTACGAAGAAGTGAAGTCACTGCAATTCCGTCTGATCGGTGATTTCAAAGACAAATATGGCAATGAGAGTCAGTTGCCAGCCTTTGGCTTTAGGGTGCCAAAGGCGCTTTATAAGAAGATCAATTGGAAGAACACGCTCAACCGAGACTTCTGTAAGTTGCTCGCCGACGGGGCAGATGGGAGTGCCGCAGTCGTGCACCCAGCGTGGCGTGAGCTATGGCGAGCGTGGTTGAATAATGAGTAGGGCTTAAATCCACCGTCCCTCAATCACAAACCGCCGCTGAAACTCCCGGTCCGAGCAAGACAAATACACCACGGCCTGAATGAAGGTCATCAGCCCCAGCGGCAGCGCGAACACGAGTAGGCAAAGCAACCCAGGCACCAAGAGCGACAGCAGCAATACAAACAGGCAAGCCAGCGTATAGAGCAGGAAGAACAGCCCCATCCCCGTATTGCCCATGTAGAACCCATGCAGCCCCAGCGGCCCAAGGAAGAAGGCGAGCGCCGCGGCGGCCATGCGGGTTGGCCCACCCGGAATAATCTCCTCCTCGCGCTGCGGTGTAGGCTGTGGCGGCGGCACGACATAGATTGGCTGCACGAGCTGCGGGGCAGGCTGTGGCGCATAGCGTTGGCTCGCTGCCGACGGCACTGGCGCGCCGCTCATATCTACGACGCGGGTCTCATCGATCCGGGTGCCATCGGCGCGAAATTGGGTGCGAAAGGTGTGGCCACAAATACACTGCACGGCTTCAATGCGATTGTCGCGGCCACACTGGGGACAGACTTTGACGATATCGGCCATACCGGTATTGTGTCGAATTGGCGCGCGGCGTTCAACGAGAAAGCCTTTATTTTTCGCTCAGATTGCAAATAGGCTTTACGCATAAATCCGCACGTCCCTGCGATATCCCCCTCAACACTCCTCATATCCCCTCGAACACAATTGCAATCAACGCGAAAACAACGCCCACGCGCTATCACCCCGATTCCAGCGGATCACACCACTGGAGAGAAGGGGGAGTGGTTTGAGTCAGTATTACAGATCGACGAACAACGACTGGGGATCATTGCAGCCACGACAATCCAGCATGAAGAAATTGGCCGAGGTGCTCACCAGGCTTCGGCTCGATATTGCCGTGTCTCGTGCGCGATCCTTGGCCACGACCACCGAGGAGCTGTGGGTGGAGCTGGCCGGGCGCTTCCCGGTGCAGGCGCTGGTGATTGATCCATTCACGCGCTGGCCAGCGCGCTGGTTGTGGCGTGATAAAGCTGGTCAGGTAAGAGCTGTCGTTATTGGGGGGTATTCACATGGTTAACCAATATGGCATTACCCAATATCCTCTTCGATTCGAAGCTGGCCGCATATACCAAAGAGCGCACCGAGCGCAGGCCAATTGTGTTGTCTCACCGCGAGCGCGAGATTGCTGAATTGATTGCACAGGAGTTGCCGCTTTACGCGGTGGCCGCGCGGCTCGGGATCAGCAACAAGACCGTAGTCACATATCGTATGCGAATCCGTGCCAAGCTGGGATGCAGAGACGATGCTGGGATTATGCGGTATGTGAGTTCGGCGATTGACTCGATTTGATACACAAGTGCCTGCCACATGCAGCAGGCGGGGCGTCGCGTGGGTTGTGAGTGGGCGCTGGTGTTCGGCGCACTCATGAAAGGCTAGGGAGGAGCGCCACGACGACAGCGTTGCCGTTCAGCAAAAGATCGACGACAGCAACGAACCGTAGAAGCCGGGAGAAATCCCGGCCTTGGTCTTTCATATCCTCATAGCATCCACACAGAATTCACGCAGCAATCACTAAGGCCAAAACCCGCCGCGCCCAAATCTACAACTAAAGTCCTAGCCATCAATGCGGACACAGAACAGATGTCCGACTAATATAGCAAGCGCAAGCGACATCCATCCAACCCCCGCGTTTGCGTTGAACAGTCGGCCACGCGCAGAATCATATCGACGCTCCAATGCAAGCCAAAGCGCCAACCGGCGAACTGATGGCCGAACCTGCGAACCAGATTACAACTTCCTCCGAGATCGATCAGCTGCGGCGCGACATGATCGCCGCCATTGATGAAACCCTCGCCCTCGTCAACCCACAGTGGACCATTCGCGAGCTGCGCCTTGCGGTGAATGCCGATGGCCGCGTTGAATCGAGTCCGCTATTGCGGCGACGCCCAAGGCGATATCGACCAACCACCGACCACAAGATCAACTTCACTGGTCGGTCTGAGGGTGAAACAGCGGGTGGCCGTGCGATTCGTGGCGATGGCTGACAATCGCCAACGCTAGAATCACCAACAACTAAATACGACCGAAAACCTTTTTAGGCGGTCACATCTCTTTGAGGTGTGACCGCTTTTTTCGTTTCCCGAGGTGAATGAATGGATACACAGACAAACAAGCAACCGCAAGACGCCCAAGATCAAAAGCCAGCGACACCGGCACCCAAGCAAGCGCCCAGTGTTGGCCGCATCGTGCATTACGTACTGCCGGATTGGGATGACTCCATCAGCCATTGGTCAAAGGGCGATCATCGTCCGGCCATCATCGTGCGCGTATGGGGGGCAGAGATGGTGCAGTTACAAGTCTTCACCGATGGATCAAACGATCTCCAATCGGGCGCCAACGTGATGTGGTGCACGAGTGTTCATCAGGACGAAACCACGAAGGCTTCTGGCACATGGCACTGGCCTGAGTACGTCCCAGCCCAATAACTAGCGAGGTGAACATGCAAATCGACCTAACTCTCCAAGGCTGGACCGCACTTGTCAACTTCGTCCTCGCCCTCATCGCCATCCTCATCCCTCAATCACGCGCGTGGTATGGCCGCCAAAACGAGGAGTATCAGCGCTCCGTGCGCGGCATCGCCTCGCTCGGGCTCGCGGCGCTCTTCATCGGCTCATCGTGCGCCGGGTGGTTGCAAGGCGTGATCGCCTGCGAGAGAACAACGGTACTGGGGTTCATCGGCAATGTGGTGATCGCCGGCATCGTCGGCTTTCAGGCTTCGGGCGCATTGTTCTCGGGCGTTAAAACATCGCAGGCGGTGGCCCTGAATCGGATGATCGCACGATCCATTACGTCGCCCAACGAGATCCGCCACTAATCCCAGCGGCGTTGCTCACGCCTCATGGAATGAATGTTGCAACCGTTCGCCCTTATCGCCGCCGCCATCGTCACTGTCGCATTTGTAGTCGCTGGCACGATCCTGCTTGACCAAGTGATCGAAGCTCGGATCGGAGATCTGCGCAACGAGCGCGACTTCCTGCGGGCGCAACTCATCGAGGCCAACGAACGCAACGAGGATCTGCAACGGCAAAACGGGATCTATCGCGACGAACTCCACTTCAGCGATGGAGCGCTCAACGAGTCACGAAGCGACTCTCGGCGAGGAGGGTCTAAACAGTGATCACTCGCGGGCGCAAATACCGCATCGCACTCGGCATCGTGGCCGGTTGGGTCATGGCCGTGCTTGCGCCGGGCGTGGTGGCGGGCCTCGTCGTCTATCAGGTCAGTGTCAGGCGCATCGCCCCTGCCGCGCCGACGCTTGTGTCCGGCGTGCGCGCCGAGGTGACGGTTGTCGATGCCGAGGTAGTGCACATCACACCGGTGATGCGCGCCACGCTCATGGTGGCAAACGGTGATCACGGTGACAGCTTGAGCTATGCCGCTGGCGAGGGTGGCAGGGGCTATGGCAATGAGGCGATACCGCTGCATGAGGCGGTGCCCAGCGCGGCGACCGCCGGCACCGATGGCAGGCCGAGCGACGCGGCGCTTGGTGGCTCGCTGTATCTGCCGGTCCAGCCAACCGAAGGAGTGAGCGCACCGAGCCCGACGGCCACACGTGCAGTGGTCGCCAAAACGATGACACCGTTGCCACTGGCCATCGACAAGCCCGAGCCAACCGTCGAGATCTCGCCACTGCCGACACCGCCGCTTGTGACTACTGAGACCGGTGCACCATCGCCCGAGCCGACGCCGATGCTGGCGGCCACCCAGACGCTTGAACCAACCATCGCGCCGGTGAGCACATGGACGCCATCGCCTACGGTGGCACCCACGCCGGTGCCAGCCATTGAGCCCACGCCGACGATGACGGTCTCGCCGGTGCCCATTGTTTTGCCGACCGAGACCGCAACAACATCGCCGTTGGAGTCACCCTTGGCCACGCCAACGGCGATGCCCAGCGCGACGCCAGTGGAGACGGAGACACCAACACCATGAGTGACACACCCAACCCAATCACCCTCTACGTCAATCGCAAAGCCAAGCCCATCCCGCCCGGCGCATGGCAAGCGGTTGCCCCCAAGCCGGTGAATACGGCCGTACAGATCATGCAGGCCTTCACAGTCGTCGACGGCAAGGGGATCGACCAGCATGGTGCCGCCGGCGACTACATCCTTGCGCTGGCCGATGGCCAGCATGTTGTGCTGCCAGCGGAGTTGTTCGGCCTACTTTTCAACGAGCTAGGAGCGAGCGCGTGAGTGGACGCCCAAGCCAGTTGCCCACACGCCGAGGTCTTGGCCCGAAGGAGGCTGCCGGCATTATCTTTCTCGCATTCGTCGTCGTGGTCGTGGCCATCATCGCCATTGGCAGCATTGCGATCCTCGGCCTCAAGACGACGGCGCTCATATTGGCCTGCTTTGCGGCAGGTTTCATTGTGCGAGGCATATTCCCATGAGCGCGCCAAAGGATGTCAACGTCGCGATCACCGATATCGACGCGCACCTCAAGGCTCACCCGGTGCCATCTGTGCTCGAGGATTGGCGACAGCTGCGCAGCTACATTGCTGCACTCGATGACCAGCGCCATATCTACCTGGTGATAGGTGTTGCCATTGGCATCCTTGGCTCAATCCTCGTGGCGTTTATCGGGGGGACGCACCCATGATCGTTGCCGCCACTGTCGACCGTCTGCGCTCGCTGGCCGTGCGTGATCGCGCGACGCGTGACGATCTGCCCGATCTGGCCTACGCCACGGATGTGCTTGACTGGGCAAGGCACAGCGATGGCGCGCTCGAGATCCTCGCGGCAGTGATGATGGTGCTCTGTGCCCAGCTTGAGCGCCTGGGCGAGGGACTCAATGAGGCGGTGCCGCTCGTCGACGCGCACCGGCGGGCGATCACGCGTGCGGTGTGCCTTGTGGTGACCCAGACGACCCAAACTCTATGAACGCGAAGCAAACAGCATTCGTGGCCCATTACCTGCGGACGTGGAACGCCTCAAAGGCGGCGCGCCGGGCAGGCTATTCCAAGAAGACCGCCGGGGCCATTGGCCACGAATTGTTGAAAAAACCTGAAATTCAGGCGGCCATTCAGCAGCGATTGGCCAATCTACATGCCAGCGCCAATGAGGTGCTGGCCAGACTGACTGTGCAGGCGCGCGGCGATATCACAGACCTGCTCAACGATGACGGCACCGTGGACCTCGCATATATCCGCAAGCGGCGGATGGGCGTGTTGATTAAGAAGGCCAAGACGACCAAGAAGATTTACACCCCACGCGATGAAGGCAAAGAGCCCTACACCGAGATATACACCGAGCTGGAGCTCTACAGCGCACAGGAGGCCCTGGCCTTACTTGGCAAGCATCACAAGCTATTCACCGAAACCATCGACATCAACTGGCGCACCAAGCTAGAGGCCGCCGGCATCGACCCGGCGCAAATCTTCAACGATCTGGTTCGTGCCGCACAAGAGCGGCTAGAGAACAAATCAAACTAATTCACTGGAGGTCTATGGCACAGACAGCACTCCCAACGGCAAACACTGCGGCATATTCTGAAGTCGGTAACGAACGGCGCACATGGTTGATTGTGCGCGAAGGCCTGCTCACCGTGGCGCGCGAGATGCGCGCCGTGGGCCAACTACGCCGATCTGCGTCCATGGTCCTGATCGGACGCATGCTGTATGCAGCTGCGGATGTCGTTGCTGAACATTACAACCTGAAGCGATCGGTGGATATTGGCGGGAATGGCGTATGTGCGCCGATGCTCGCCGATGGTGGGCACCCGCCGAAGATAGCAGGCGGCTGAGTTACAATCCGCCTCGCAACTGAATACGGCTACGTGATGAAAGTCGCGCGGGCTACCTAATTGGTAGTCCGCGCTTTTTTATTTTCCGGTTGCGTGTCAGCCGGATAGGAGCACAGACAAATGGCAAACGGGTTTTACGACAAATGGAAAGAGGCAGTTTTGAATGGCGGGAGCAACGTTGCCCTCAACGGCACGGTCAAAATCACATTGACTGACGGTGCATCGTACACGCCCAACCTATCAACCAATCAATTTATCTCTGATGTTGCTGGTGGCGCGCGCATCTCCACACAAACGTTGGCCAACAAAACATACACCGGCGGCGTGTTTGATGCCGACGATGTGACATTCACTGCCGTCACTTCTGGCACCTATGAGCACCTTGTCATCTGGATTGATACCGGCGTGGAAGCAACCAGCCGCCTAGTCGCGTGTTTCGATACCGCCACAGGCCTGCCGGTGACCTCCAGCGGCGGCAATGTGATCGTGACGTTCGATAGTGGCGCCAACAAGATTTTCAAGTTGTAGCTATCGACATCCGATCGCATGGGCCAATAAAGCAACGGGATTAAAGGCCTATCGATAACTTTGGCGGGGACACACAAAATGCGGACCCATCGGCACGTTTATCGATAGGCCTTAGCCGATGCTGACTGTTTAACGCAATAGGAGTGTATATGGCACCTTTGACCAGCCAGGCGCGAGACGAAGCCTTTGCCGAAATCATGCAGCTCATCAGCAATGAGCGATGGGACACCAACCTTCTCAAGCCTGAGATCCGCGCAATGGTTGATGCCGTCGATGATTCGATTGATCCAATGCTGAGCGGCATCCTATTTGTCTTGCCCGAGAATGTGGCGAGCCAACTCGCTAGCCCACAGGTATTGCGCTTTTTGTCCATTTTTATCCGGCGTCGACTTGAAGCGGCTGTGCTTGCGGAGCAAGAAGCGCAGCAAAACGAGGTATCCCCCTAATGGCCACACGTGCCGTCCTTGAGCCTTTTGGCGCTCATTACCCATCAAGCAACTATCCAGGCATGACCCAGATCAACCGCCGACCTGTGTTGGCATTTGATGCTGCAACAGCCGAGACCGCCTATTGGACACTTGTCGCTCCTCAGGGTCTGACTGGCACGCTGACGCTAGTCATCAGCTTCATTATGGCATCGGCTACTTCTGGCAATGTGGTGTGGGTGGCTGCGGTTGAAGCGGTCACCGCCGCCGATGCCACCGATCTCGATGCAGTAACGTCATTCGATGCCGACAACAGTGCGACAGCGGCGGTGCCTGGCACTGCCGGTTACTTGCAGCAAGTGTCGATCACACTGACCAACAAAGACAGCGTTGCAGCCGCGGACTATGTGCGCATCTCGATTAAACGCGATGCGGCCAATGGCAGCGACACCGCAAGCGGCGATGCATATCTCCTCGCGGCTGAGTTGCGCGACGCTGCCTAATCCTCACCCCCAATGTCCGTACGATTCGATGCCGTTGGCGACCAGCTCAAACTGAGTGCAAACCTGCTTGACTACAAGCAGCCATATACCCTTTGCTTTTGGTATATGTGGATGCAGACCAATGGCACGTCGATGGACCTGATCCATTTACACGACAGCACAAACGGCCAATGGGATGCGATTTGGCATAGCACAACAACATCGATCCGCTGTGGCATGAATACCACCTACGGGGCAAACTATTTAATCAGCCTCAATACGTGGTATCACCTCGCCTTGGTCCGATCGAGCGACACTCAGCTCGATTTGTATGTCAATGGGGTGGTCGCATCCTCGTCGACGCATAGCTCGGTCTCCGGTCGCAACGCTATCTCCGAGATCGGCATGGGCACGCCGTATGGGGTGACGTGGTGGGATAACGCCCGCATCGCTCACATGAAGGCCTGGGGCGCAGCGCTGAGCGTTGATGAAATCATTGCCGAATCACAGGTGGGCAGGCCTGCGCGCCAGGCAAATCTATATGCCTGGTGGCCGCTTTATAGCGATACTACCGATGCGCTGCTGGATTACTCAGGCAACGCGCACGCATTGACGGCGGCTGGTTCGATCTCCATTGAGGACAACCCGCCAGTTGCATGGGGGCAGCGTGTTTGGGCAATCCCCCACGTTAGTACGACGCAGACCATCACGCCGGCGGGAATTGCTTCAACATCGGTTCTCGGCGGCCACGCCCTTTCGGTATCCATTGCGCCCTCGGGAATTGCATCAACCAGCGCATTTGGGTCTCAGAAGATATCGACAGCCATCGCGCCGACGGGGATTGCATCGACAAGTGCACTGGGTACGCATGCACTTACAACTACCATTACTCCGTCCGGCATCGCTTCGACCTCGGCGCTAGGCTCCCATACTCTTGCGACGACAGTTGCGCCCTCGGGAATTGCATCAACCAGCGCCCTAGGCGGCCACGTATTGAGCCTTGCTATTACGCCCAGCGGCATCGCTTCGACATCGGCTCTGGGCTCGCACACCGTCTCATTCACAGGCGTTATCGCCCCATCCGGCATCGCGTCGACATCTGCGCTCGGCTCGCATGCCGTCGCTTTCACCGGGGTTGTTGCACCGAGTGGAATCGCCTCAACATCCGCGCTTGGTTCACACACGATCACATTCAATGCGGTTATCACCCCAAGTGGCGTCGCCAGCACGAGCGCACTCGGCAGTCACACTGTTGCATTTGATGGCGTCCTTTCACCAAGCGGCATCGCGTCAACATCGGCGCTAGGTTCGCACACGGTTGCGTTTGCCGGAGTCGTTGCCCCATCGGGCATTGCATCCACATCGGCCTTTGGCACACACCTACTCAGCACGCAAACCACCGTCGCGCCGCCAGGGATAGCAAGCAGCGGCGCTTTGGGTTCACACGCGCTCAGTGTCACTGTTGCGCCAAGTGGTATCGGCTCGGCCTCGGCACTTGGCGTGCATACGCTGGCAACGTTAGTCAGCCCAGCTGGGATCGCATCGACGAGCGCCCTGGGAAGTCACACGGTTGCGTTTGTTGGCGTGATCACCCCCAGCGGCATCGCCTCAACGTCTGCGCTGGGTAGCCACGCATTGAGTTTGGCAATCGCGATCAGCGGCCTTGCTTCAGGGTCCACCCTGGGCACGCACACGCTTGCCCTTGCCATCGCACCATCGGGGATAGGATCAGCCAGCGCCTACGGTGCGTATGCGCTATCGATCGTAATATCGCCCAGCGGCATTGCCTCGGCGTCTGTTCTGGGCAGCCATACGGTGCTAGGCGAGCGCACCATAGCCCCGACGGGGATTGCATCAACATCGGCATTTGGTGGCCACACACTCAGCGTCACGGTTCAGCCGACCGGCATTGCGTCAGCGTCTACCCTCGGCTCGCACACAATCAGTGTCGGCATTTCCCCAAGTGGCATAGCGTCTACCAGTGCACTTGGCTCGCACCTTGTTAGCACGGCGGCGATCATTGCGCCGAGTGGGATCCCAAGCGGATCAGCGCTGGGCGGTCACACCATTGGCGTTTCTATTGTGCCGAGTAGTATCGCATCAGCAAGCGCCTACGGATCGCATACGCTGACGACGGTGAAAACCATCGCGCTGAGTGGAATTCCCTCGACCAGTGCGTTCGGATCACACGCGCTCACCTATGTTCCGGTGGTTGCCCCCAGTGGCATCAGTTCGGCGAGCGCACTTGGCGCGCATAGGCTGGATGTCAGCATCATCGTGGGCGGGCTTGCGTCTGCATCGGCTCTCGGCGGTCACAGTGTCACCACAGCAATCACCGTCGCACCGCCGGGAATAGGAAGTAGCAGCACGTTTGGTTCACAACGCGTCAGTGTCGCCATTAACTTGGCGGGCATCGCTTCGGCATCGGCGCTGGGATCGCATGCGCTTGCGAGCACGATCCATCTGAGTGGGATTGCGAGCCTGAGCGCGCTTGGTGTGCCAGCGCTGAGCATCGCCCTGAATCAGATTCCAGATAGCGCGACCATCACGCAAGTGTTTGTGGCCGCAGCACTAACCCATACCTATCCTGTGGCTACGCTGTCACAGGTTTATTCAATAGCAACCATCACCGCATCCAATGCGCGTGTTGTTTCAGGAGATTGTCATGAGTGCAATTGCTGCAACTAGCCTAGAGATGATTCGTGGAGACACAGCGCTAATCAATGGCGCGGTCAAAACCGGTTCGTCCGTATTTGACCTATCGGGCGCAACGGTGAAATTTACGGCTCGCCAAAATATCAACGATGTTATGCCGCTGTTTCAAAAAACAACCGGTGGCAGTGGAATCACTGTCACCAATGCCGCGCAGGGTGAACTCACGATTGAGATTGCCCCAGCCGACACCGCATCGCTCACCAATGAATCCAGTCTGTTTGTTTGGGATCTGGAGGTGACGCGTGGCGGGCAGGTGTTCACGGTGGCGCACGGCGATCTGCGCGTGACGCTGGATGTGACTCGATCCTGACCATGCTGCAAACCAGACCGGCATCGACCGCGCCCCTCGGCGCATTGGCCAAGCTCCTCAGCCAGAGCGAGATCAATCAGCTCATGGCCGAGGTGCTCGATGCCGCACGCGAGCGTGTGCGCGCCAAGAGTTTGCCGCTGATCGAGTTGGACTTTCGCGGCGGATCCTCGCAGCTCCTCGCCAGCATCGCCGGTGAGGCCATGCTGTCAGGCCCAGCCGAGACTGGCAAGACGATTGGCTCACTGGTCAAGCTGCACAACTTGGCCACCCAATATCCCAACTCGCAGTGGGCCATCATGCGCAAGACCTACGCTTCGACGGTGGCCTCGGTGGTGCAGTCGTTCAAGCGCAAGGTGCTGACGCTGGCTGGCTTTGAGGTCGAGCCATACGGCGGCGAGCGGCCTCAATGGTTTGACTACCCCAATGGCTCACGGATCTGGGTCGGCGGGATGGATAACCCGAGCAAGGTATTGAGCCAAGAGCTGGATGGTGTCTACGTCAACCAGTGCGAGGAGCTCGAGCTCGAAGACTGGGAAACGCTCAGCACCCGCACCACCGGTCGCGCCGGCAACGTGCCCTATCCGCAACTGTGGGGGGATTGCAACCCTGGCCCGCCGACGCACTGGATATTGCAGCGGCGCAATGAAAAGAAGTTGGCGTTTTTTGAGTCACGGCATGAAGACAACCCGTCGCTCTTCCTCAAAGATGGCACGATCACAGAGCAGGGCAAGCGCACCCTGGAGAAGCTCGGCAACCTCACCGGTGTGCGTCTGCAGCGGCTACGCTTCGGCAAATGGGTGCAGGCCGAGGGCACGGTGTACGAGGGCTACGATGCAGCAGTCCATCTCATTGATCGCTTCGAGATTCCTGGCGATTGGCCGCGCTACCGAGTCATCGACTTTGGCTATGTGAATCCCTTTGTGTGCCAGTGGTGGGCGGCGGACCATGATGGCCGACTGTATCGCTACCGCGAGATCTACATGACTAAGCGCACGGTGGCCACCCATGCCCAGCTGATCAACTCGCTGAGCTCGGGCGAGAGCTATGTCGCCACCATTGCCGATCACGATGCCGAGGACCGCGCAACGCTCGCAGAGAACGGCATTCACACCACGCCGGCGGATAAAGATATCAGCACAGGCATTCAATCTGTCGCCGATCGGCTGAAAACCCAAGGCGACGGCAAGGCGCGGCTCTTCTTCCTGCGCGACGCGCTCGTCGAGGCGGATCCCGAATTGATCGAGGCGCGCAAGCCCACCTGCACTGAGCACGAGATGGATGTGTATGTGTGGCCCAAGGCCAGCGATGGCAAGGCGGTCAAAGAGACGCCGGTCAAGGAATACGACCACGGCATGGACTCGATGCGTTATCTCGTCAAGCACGTGGATGGCGGGCGCGGTGATGGTTATGGCTACAACCCACTCATTGGTTACCGTGGATGACCACGAATAACCACTGAGCAATACAAACATGGCAACGTTTTGGAGCAGACTTATGGCAGGATTTACAAGCGGCGTGCGCGGCTTTCGTGAGGGCTATCTTGCGACCAATGTGCGCGAGGGCGAGGATTGGGAATCGTGGGATGGGCGGCGATCGCGCTACGCCATTCTGCGGAGTTATTTCGAAAACACCGCCTATCGCAACATCCACTCGTGGGCACCGGCATACAAGGCGCAATACGGGCTTTACCGCTACACCCGCAACATCTACAACCCGTCTCACCGGCTGGGCAAGTTCTATCGCACGCGCCTCATGGGTGGCAAGCTTGACCCGGCGGCGGGTGATGGCAAGGCTGTGCCGTCGGCGCTGCCAATCGTGACTGACCGCGAGGAAATCCGCACGGCCATCGCCGCACTGTGGCGGGCAAGTGCGTGGCAGGTCAACAAGAGCATCTACACATTGCACGGTCCGGTGCTCGGGGATGTGGGATTGCAGGTGATTGATGACCCCGTGCGTGAGCGTGTCTATCTCAAGATATTGGACCCCGAAATCATCAAATCATTGACCCTTGATGAATTTGGCAACGTCAAGGGCTACGAGCTCGAGGAATGGCGCGATAACCCGGAGCGGCCCGAGCGAGAGGGGCAGGCCGACAATGATGTGCGCTATGGCGAGATTGCCGTGCGCGATGGGGGGAATGTCAAATACACCACGCTGCTCAACGGCAAGCCTTACCCATGGGACGGTGAGCAGGCCGAATGGACCGTGCCATA